TCCTAAAAAGAACACGATAAAAGGTTTAAGGACAAATTCGAAAAATATGGCCAATGCTGCACTAAATCCAATGAGGGGTCTCCAAGAACGTTGCAGTAAACCTGAAATATCGGTAGCTGTAGATTTAGCATCGGCTAAATTGATATCCATTTGTTTAGAGTTAATTTCATTTTCAAGTTCTTGTAGTTTAATTCTAATTTTACCTTTTTCTTCTTCTGAAGTGTGGACACTGTCAATAACTTTACCGACAGTGTCTACTAATGATCCGCCTAAAATTTTGGAAAGCATTTTTTAGATGTATTGAGCTGCGACCCAACCGATAGCTATACCGATTACAAGCCATTTTTTCTTTGGGTGTTTATCCCAAAGTTCTTTGATCCATTTTTGCATTATAATACTCCTTTGAAATTAAGTCCTTTAGAAGCTATACCATAACCTTTTTTATGCTTCTTATCCTCTGGAACAGAAGTAATTTTTATTTCTTTTCCATAAGGAATATCGTATCCCTGAGATACAGGACCTTTTTTGGGTGGTATTGTTTTTGTTAACTTTTTAGTCATTAGTGTAATGTTAAACTATTCTGTGGTATTTTCAACCTACTAATTTGATTACTAATGTAAGTATCTGCGACGTACTCACCGTAAGCATCGACCATTGTTTCTCTACTCATACTTAGCATTACTTGTGCTAGCTCGACAAGATCAACACCCTTTTCTGCTTGATCTTGAATAAAGTCTCTAGTTTCATCAATAATTTTTTGAACACGAGCTTCTGTTTTTTTATCAATCATAGTCATAATGTAGTATGGCTTAAACATTTTTTCCACTACTCTTTTCAACTTTATTGATTGTACCTTTGTTCTTAGAAGCATAGAATACTTGCTCTCCTTTTTTCTTGCCATAACTTTTCTTCATTGACTTCATGATCTTTTTACCTTTTTTGGTTAATGGCATCTCGACTCCTTTGATTCAATGATTGTGTTGTCATTTTGTCGTACTGAACCTCGGCACGTTTATCAGCAATATCATAATCCTTTTGTATTCTTGCTTGATCTATTGCAGTTTTTTGTCTTAACTTTTCAGCATCTAATTGTATACGAGCTTGATCTACTTGTGCATCCATTTGATCTTTCATAGCATCTTGCTGTAACTCTTGTTGTTTTAACTGTATAGCAGGATCAGGTTGTCCTCCTCCTGTTAATTGTTGAGACATTTGTTTTAGTTCACCCATGAATTGTGCCTCTAATCGAGCAATCACTTGATCCATTTGATCCTCAGAAACCTGTCCTTGACTAATTAAAAACTCTGTCTGTTCTTTTGCCTTTAAAGATACATGTTCCAAAATATGTTTTTGTAACTTCATCGCCATCGGAGGATTAGCTAAAATCATTTGATTCGTTCCAAAGATTAAATGATTTTGAATATGTGCATCGTGATCCTGTCCTTCATAAGCTCGTAATAAATTACCATCAAGTAAATCTGCGTGCTCCGTGGCAGGATCTTTAGGGGCCACTGGAGTATCTTTTCTTAAAATTTGATCGACATCTTTTACACCTAAAGCTTCATACATTCTTCGATAAGCTTCTTTCATGTTATGTAAATCAGGTGCACTTTGAGCTAACTGTAATTCCGTTTGAGCTAAAGTTACTCTTTGTGCAGTAGAGAAAATGTTAGGATCCGCTACCGGTAATACATCTAAACTACCATCAAAATCTTCTGCTTTAATGGTGCGGTCAGCTCCTTCTACAGAATAAGGATAAGTTTCAGGTAAGTAATCAGCAAAGACTTGATAAAGAAGTTTAAATTCTTTTTTCTGAGAATAGTAACAACGTTTGTGAATAGCGGACATAATTTTTGAACCACGCTCTAGTAAAGCGATTGTTGTACCAACGGGAGCGTTTTGATTAGCGTCGCCCACTTGCATGTCTGCGATGCTCGCGAACCGTTGACCGGCTTGGACCACAAAACCTAAAAGACTGTATAAAGTTTGTGAAGGCTCTTTATAAGGAAGAGGCATAAAAGAATTTCTTAAATCACCATTCGGTGCATCGATATCTCTAAACTCTCCTGGCTGTAAAGGTTCCGCATCATCTCTCATTCTAATGCCACGTGCTTTAAATCCAGCAGGTAAATTAGCTAATGTACCCGCATCAATTAACTGTCTTAAAATATCGGTAGCAGTTCTTGATAATCCTCCAATCATATGGATTAAACCAAAGCCATAAAAACCTAATCCGGGTAAAAATTTGTATTGAACAAAATATTGTTTTCTTATTTTCTTTGGATCACTTTTCTCATAGTTTCTACGAATACCAACAACTCGACTTGATCCTTCTTCGATTGTTACAATGTAAGGAATCTTAATTCCTGTGGGCTCACCGTTTTCATCTTTATCCTCAAAATCTGTTAAATCTAAGGATGTATGAAACTCATAAAGTTTAACTACTTTATCTGCATAACCAGGTCTTGTGCCATCGATCTGATCATACTTTTGTTGAACTCGATCAGACTCGGCTTCCTGAGGATTAATATCAATATCTTTATAAAATCCTGAAACTTGTTTTTTTCTAAAATCATTATAACTCATGTTTATCACATGACAGATTCTTTCACAGCCATCGAGATCAGTAGTCATATAATTTACAACTAAGTCTTCTGCTGGAATAAATTTTGAAACTGGTCTTTCCATTAGTTCATCGTAATAAACTTTTTTGAAAGTAGATCCTGCTAAAGGTAAATAAAATAACATTTGATCATACTCAGGAGTGTAGTCTTCCATTTTATTCATTAATTGAAAATTCATAAACTCTTGAACACGACTCGCTCTTGCATATTTATCTGGAGTTTCATCTCCCATGATAATTGTTCGAACTGGTCCCCCTGCGGGCAAGAGTTCTTTAAAAGCAGTAGCTTGAAACTGTGTAGCACTTTCGGCTAATAAAGGATGAGTAGCTGCGGAAGCTCCTCTAAAAGGATTAGTTCTTTCTTTGTAATTTAAACCTAAAAGATCAAGTCCTTTGATGTAAGCATCTTCCCATTCTTTACGAGAAGACTTGTCGCTTTCAAAATCACCCATTAGTTCATCAGATAATTGTTCTAAATCTCTATCGTCAATAACTTCTGCTAAGTTAGAATAAAATTCAATTTCAGGTAAAGCTTCTCTTGGATCGAAGTCGAGCGTTGCTCCTCCCTCTTCATCCATTTCAATCTCTAATCCTTCAGGAGCCGGAACTCGCTGTCCGTCGACCACGACTTCTGTATCAGATTTAATAATCTCTAATTCAGGAGGTGATCCTGTTTGATATAATCCTTTGTCTATATTATCTGCCATTGTTTAAAGGTCTCGTTAAATAGTTTATATCAACTAATCCGCCATTTACAAGTGAAGGTATTTCAGGCAAAGAAATATAGCCGCCTTTATTTTTAAGTTGAATATTGTTTTTCTTTAAAAGGTTTATGACTTTGGTTGAGTCGATGATGGCTTGGTATCCTTGATCTCTTTTTTTGGAGATGCTCTCAATTTTTGAAAAGATATCGATGAACGACTCTGGGGTAAGTTCAACTTCTTGATCTGCTCGGGTGTCATTTTGTATAAAGTCATTTATATTTTCCTCGTATTTGTTACTTTCAACATAATCACCATACCACACTGTGTCTATAATACCAACATTTAAATCTTTGCCAAAAACAGTTTGTAATGCTTTTTCAACCTTTTCATTGTTTGGTTTTCCGTCAAAAGAGATTGTATCAAGAACAAATCCTCCTGTCACTGGAACTACATTGAAATCATATCCCGATAAATTGTGAACTTTTTGCAGTTGTTTTCTATCGAATTTTGTGTTTGGCACATAAAAAGAAGTTGTTTGCATTACCTCTCCATCGGGCTGCTCCATTCCTTCTTCTACAGTAAAAAAATTACTAGAAGCTGTTGCAGCTTGATTTAAATATTTTCCAAGAACAGATAATACAAATATTCTTTGATCATCGCTTAATTGAACCATTTGACCCTTGTTATTACTATAAACTGACGGAATATATACATTGTCTCCCACATTACCTTCAAAAGTACCATAACCTTGTATCATCCTTGACATAGTTACTTTTTGTCCAATAACTTGAGAAACTAATTCTTCAATTACAGAGGGTTCTTTTCCTGATTTTGTTATTAGTGATTTATTAGCACCTCTGTTTACTTTATCTATATTAGACATCAAAACACTATCATCAGGAAAGCTTTGAATTAACTGTTCAATCTTTTGTCCTTGAGGACTTAAAAAAGATCCTGATTCAACTGTCATCTTAATACTTTCTTCAAATGGTTTTACTGTTTTTTGTAAATCTCTAACGAAATTAGGGTTAGCGATAGATTCTCTTGTAATGTTGTATCCTAGTTTTTCTATTTCGTTTAAAACCTGTGGCCCTATTTCTGAAAAATTAGTAGATCTGCCACCTCGACTTTCTGTCCACATCATAGCTTGTAATTCAAAAGGCTGAAGAAGCTCATCTTGTGGATCTGCTGTATTAACATTTTCTGCAAGGTTATTAAGAGTCATTGTCATTAAAGCATACAAGTCTGGATTGTTTGCTAAAGTCTCAGGATTCATTCCAAATATTTTTGCCATTTGTAAATCGTTTGTGGTATTGGGTAAGCGATCATCGGTTCCTGAAAAGTATTTAAAAGTATCGGTATAATTTCTAAATTTTGGTGAGTTAATTTTAGAATCCTTATCTTTTAACAATACGTCTAAACTTTGAGAAGTTTTAAACCCCATTCGTATGGGCCTGTTTGCTAATACATCCGACATTACTCCCAAAGCTATTTCTAAGTTTTGCTTAGGGTTGACTCCTCCCGAGGTAGTAGAAACAATTTCTAAAAACAATTGTCTTTCTTTATCATTTAAATTCAGATCAGTCATTAACTCATCTAGAAACTCTCCACTTTGTTGCCACCAGTATCTTGCTTTCTCATCTCTTTGAAGAGAATTATTTAACAGTGAAGTATCTGGCATTGTGAAATTAAATTTTTTAGCTAACTCTTCCGCATTAATACCTGTTGCCTCTTCAAACTCCTCAAAGGTTTTGTTTTTAATTTGTTCTACTGTTTTATTATCAAACTCATAGTTTATTTTAGGAGCCTCTTTTATTTTATAATCTTCATTTCTTAAATCTTTATCTCCAAATACTTTTTGAGGATTAACGGCTTCAACATATGAATAAGGCTTGTCCGTTTTCATTTTAGGAGTAAATTCTTCTGGTAAAATATTTATAACGTCTTTTTCAAACTTTTTTATTTCAATAGATTCTTCAGGGTTAAAGTATTGTTTTACTGAATGAGGCTCTACACCCGTAAGTTTTCCTCCTTTATATGTAATACCGTCATACCCGTTTCTTTGAAAAAACTCGTTTATGATATCTAATTCATCTGTTACCGCATCTGCTGTAAAATCTTCAGATATTAAATCATCTCTTATTTCATCGTAACTTTGTTTCCAAGTTTTACCTTTAAAATTACTTAGGTCAAAACTTATGCTTTCCAATAAAGATGGTCCTAAATAATTTTCAAAATCTTTAATATTTTTGTCAGTTATTTTATTTTCTAAATTAAATAATTTATTTTGTTTTTTATCCACGATTTCATAGATTACTCCTTGTTCTTTTCCTCGCGTATAACCCTTAGCAACATCTAAAGCATCTGTCGTGTAAAAGCCGTTTCCATAAAAATTTTTATTATTGTAATAACCATCAGCTAAAAGTTGAATATTTTCTCTCGCTCCGTGATATTGTTTTCCTTTGTCTCTTGTATCCTCAAATTCTTTTGCCGTCATAATATAATCAGATAAGGTTTGTTTTGATTCTGTAAAACCCACATCTTCTACTTTAGTTTTTTGTTCAGGAACATCAGGAGTAATTAAAGGCTCAGGTTTTGTAGTTGTTTCTGTAAAACCCACATCATCAACTGTAACTTTTTTCTCTTCAGTAGGAAAAGTGACTCTTTTGTTTAGCTCTTCATTAAATTTTCTTTCTGCTTCGATGTCCGATTCTTTGGGAGCATAAACGTCTCCAGCCGGTGTTTCTTGTATTCGACTAATAATTGATTGAATAGGAGCACCTGATAAAATATTTAAAATATCATCAAAAATTATTTTATTGGAATCATAGGCGTTTATGATTTTCTCTGCGTTTTGTGCCCCGACAGCACTAATTAACAAAGGGCCTACAACATTAGGATTGATTGCTATTTTCTTTGCAACTTCTTTTCCAGCTATTCCTGTTAAAAAAGGATACACCATTAATCACCTTCCGCGGTCCGCGTTTCGCTGGTTAATGACCTCTTGTCATCATCTACGATCAGACCTCTATCATGAGTTATACCTTGTTGATCATATTTTTCCAAGATCTCAATGAGTTCATCTTT